TGCGAGGATGATGGCGAGAGCTACCACTGCGCGCTGATTGCTGGACACAAGGGCAAGTGCAAGCGAGGGGATAAGGGTTGAGCCATCCAGCAGTAGATGCGAGCGGTGTGCTGGATGTAAGCAAGCTCTGGGAGCCTACGGCGAAGAACAAGCTCATCCGGCAATCTACTGCGCGTAATCGTCTGCGGGTAGGTGGTACAGGATCAAGCAAGTCGTCCGACGCGATGATGGAGATCGTCACAGACTACCTGCTGCGATTCCCCGGCTGCATGGCTCTTATCCTGCGTACTACGATGCCGGAGCTTGAGCGTAGCAACATTCCTAACTTCAAGTCGTATGTGCCGCAAGAACTATATAAGTACAACGATTCAAAGCACATAGCTACATTCTTCAATGGAAGCAAACTGTTTTTCTCCCACATGCAATACTTTAGTTGGAACGAGATGGAAGCGTATCAGTCGTCCAGCTTTCCCGCGATATTTCTGGATGAGTGCGGTGGCATCCCAATGTCTGTGTGGCAGTTCTTCCAAGCCCGTAATCGAGTCAATCCCGAGTGCCAACCTGATGCAGATGGCAACTGGCCTATCCCAGTGATGCTTGGCGCGACTAATCCAATCGGCGCGTTCTGGGGTGATTACAACGACTACTTTGTGCTACACAAACCGGGGGATCTGGAAAAGGAGTGCAAGCAGGATAAGCGCGGGCGCATCTGGTCTCCGGTGCGTGGCCCTGCATCGAAGCCTGACGTAGCAGAGGATTGGCGGCTTGAGTTTGATCCGTACGAGTGGGAATACATTCACAGCACCATCTTCGACAATCCTCATATGCTGGAGAAAGATCCTGGCATCGTAGAGCGATTGAATGCGATTCAGCCTAAAGAGTTGCGGGAGAAGTTCCTAAGCGGCAAGATGGATATGCACGTCGGGCAGTACTACGACTGCTTCAGTCCTGAGTACGATGTGGTAAATCTGCGCGACGATCCCGATGCAATCATCTGGCAATACTGGCAACCGCGCTGGTTAGGGTGGGATTGGGGGCGCGCGCATTGGAATGCAGTGTGCTGGTTCACTAAGGCTTTGGTGCGCAAGGGTGCAGGAGAGTACAAGCTAAAAACTGTGATGTACCGAGAGTACGTTGATCGAGGTTTGGACTATATCGAGATGGCGGATATTGTGACGCGTCTCACTCGGATGGGTTTGCCCGGATCGCAGCGTGAGGACAATGTAGAGCGCAAGGGGGTCGATTATCGTACCGCTTACTTTAGCCACGAGAAGTTTGCGAAGCAGATGGAGGCGGAAAGCCCAGCGGCAAAACTTACGAAGTACCTGATGGATAGAGGGATGGCAGGAGTAGAGCGAGCTACGACTGATCGCGTTGGGCGAGCAACACTGCTGTATCATTTGATCCGGACACGAGACTTTGTGATATTGGACACATGCCCAGAAGCAATCAAGGCAATTCCTCAATGCGTTCGAGATGAGAAGCAGATTGAAGATGTGCTCAAGGTGGAGACCAAGGGCGATGATATATATGATGCGCTTTCTCTTGGCTTGTTTGGTGAACTTGGGACGCGAGCAAAGCCTCAAGAAGAGCGCGACCGTGAGAAGATTGCTGCGGCTGGAGATGATATGCAGCGTTACTTGGTAAAATACAAGTTGACGCAAGAGGCTCAGAAGCGTAAGGATAGAGCTGAGGAACGCCGGGGGGCGGAGTATGACTGAAAATCAGCGCATTGTGCTGAATTGGAAGGCACGGCTAAAGAACGCGGGCTGGCCTGATGAGGCCGCGAAGGATATTGTGCGCGATCTGTGCGAGGTCGGTTACAAGCAGTGCATTGAAGACATCAAAGAACGCAATTCGGAGCGGGATAAGATCATCGATAAGGCGGTAGCTAATTGAGCATTCGTGAATTCTTTGTCGATTGGTTGACCGCTTCCCGATACGTCAAGTGGCTAGAGTCTCGCCATGAGGAGCAGAAGCAGGTTTATACGCAATGGCTCGGCGAGAAGGATGCGCAGATCAAGCAGTTGCGTACAGAGATTGCGGGATTGAAGATTGAGAGTGATAGAATGCGAGCAGTGCTGATGCCATTTGGTTCTTCGGCTGGAGCGGCGTATTCTCAGCAGTACAATGCAAGTAAGCCGCATGTGGTTCCTGAATTCAGCGGCCCGGATGATTGGTCAGCAGAACTGAATAAGCTGTACGAAAAGGAGAAAGCAGATGGCATTTCAAGCGACAGACGGCAAGAAGTTCACGAATCGACCTCCGATGATGCAGCATAACCGATCAATGGCAAGTAAGTCTGGTGGGTTGATGGGTCGAAGCGATCCCCTACAGCAGCCCGGACAAGATGGTGGCGAAGAGGAGATCGACCAGAACGATAAGCCGATCCATACCGAGCATCATCCTGAAGGTGGGCATACGACAACGCACGAGTCTGGCGCTGAGAAGCATACGACAACGGCTGAAGAGCTTGTTGACCACTTGAAGAAGCATTTGCCTGAAGAAGAGCAGAAAATTGCAGGTGGTGACGAACCGGAGTATGAGTAATGTACGGCACAAAAAAGGTAAATCTCGGGAATAAAGGCTCATTCCATATCAAAGAGGGGGCCATGACTGCCGCTGCTAAGCGTGAAGGCGTGAGCAATTCCGCCTATGAGAAGGAACACAAAGGCGACCCAGGAACGTCTGGCAAGCGTGCGCGCCTGGCCATCACCATGTCGAAATGGAAGCACTGATATGGAAATCCTTCCCGATGAGCGGATCCAACTTGACGAGATTTACGCTATCTTCAGGCGTGCGCTGAATGCTGGGATTCCAGTCGATGCGATTCAAGAAGAGCTAGAATCTGCGTATCGATCGCATATCATGGCCGCTCGGGAAGTTTTAGCTACGGCTGCGAATGTGGAGCACTGATGGAATTTGAGAAGCAAAAGCCGATCACGGACGAATATCGTGCGGAGTGGGACCGGGTATTCGGTTATGGCAGACCTATCGTTCATCTTTCCGATGGGCGATTCGCGGTATCCATGAACGCAATTACCTATCCCAACGGATGCCCGATCCTGAGCGAGGAAAAGAATGGCTGACAACCGCACCGATGCGCCGATCCTAGACGAGGACGACCAAGAACTTGATGAGTTCGATCCTGCGAGTCTTCCACTTGGTACGTTTGCAGCGTTTGATGTTAGCGATCAACCACTTTGGACGGACAAAGAAGGCGAGTATCAGCTAACCCAAGATCAGAAGAATGCAATCAAGGCGATGGTTCAAGCGGCGGCGCAGGCTGACTCGGTACCGCATCGTATTGAGATCCAGGGAGCGTGGTGGCTCGAACTACTCGATAGGGGATTGCAGAGACTACGATCTACAGCGAATGGAGCGTGGGAGCCGTTCTATGGTAGCCGTACTGCTTCGATGGGGATGTATGGAGCTCAGCAGTCTGGTGGGTATTACGACACAAACGTAATAGGAGAGAAGAACGACACGATTACATCTCTTCTATCGTGCGAGATTGCGAGTTCTACGTTCTTCCCTGAAAAACCGGGTGATCCTGATGATGAGGTCTACGCACAGCAAGCCAACTGCCTAAAGCATTTCATGGCAGAAGAGAACAACTACGGAGAACTACAGGCCGAAGTTGGACGCTTTGCATGTACCGATGAAACATCTATTGCGTACACAAGACCTGTTGCAGATGCACAGCGTTGGGGATATGAGGATAATGCACCTGATGTAGTTCCTGAAACAGAGGATGGAGAAGACCCGGATGCGAAGAATGCAGCGGAATCTAAGCGGCCAAAGATTCGCACACTCACAAGCGTTTACGGAAAGTTATCACGGAAAGTTCCACTACTGGCAAAATCAAAGGATGCGTGGGCGTACGCGATGTTGGCGCACGAAATTGATATTTCCATCGCCAAGGCAAAATGCCCGTGGGTGGCAAAGCAGATTACAGCCGGAGATTTAGGAATTGCCGAGTTGAAACTGGATCGGTTGGCACGTCAGTCTGTACAGATGTCAATGCAGAGCCAATATGCTACTGGCGACAGTTTGATGCGTGACGTTACTGAGACGTATGTTTGGTTCCGACCTAGCTTCTACATGGATGATTCCTGCCCGAAGGCTTTGCGTTCATGGTTCTGGACTAATTTCCCCAAGGGTATTCTTGTAGCTTATGAGTCTGGGGTGTTGGCGTGGGGCCGCAATGAATCGATGGATGAGGTATTGACTGAGTTCCATGCCCGAAGCGGAAATGGACAGAACCGACGTGCGCTGACTGAAAGTTTCGGCGGCCCTCAGATGCGATTGAATGTTCTGGTAGATTTGCGAGATGAATTTTGCCGTAAAGCGATTCCCCGCGTTGGGCTTGATAGCAACGTGTGGAATGTGGATGCAATTAGGGCGTCAAGTGTTCGAGCAGGAGTATACGAGCCTTTCATTATGCCTGCTGGCCAACGTCCTGCTACTGATACTGTTTTGCAGCTTCCAATGGCTACAGGAAGTCCTGATATAACCGCATTCATCGAATGGATCAGTGGACCCCTTGCAGAGCAACTTACCCATGCTCAGCAGTCCGTATCAGGTACTTCAGACCCTAATGATCCTATGCAGACAGCTACTGAGTACAACCGCAAGGACAAGAATGCTAAAGCTAGTTTTGGAGAATGCTGGCGCAATATCTTGCGTGGTTTTGCCAACATAAATACGCAATCAGCGGCATGGAATGCGCGTGTCCAATCTCCAGAAACTAAGTTTGATTCCAACTTTTCCGGAATGGGACGAATTACCGCAGAGATTGGCAAGATGAAGTCTGGTTCAGGTGTCGCGCGAGCAGATGGTATGAGCGATTCCCCTACTTCTTGGGCCGACCGTGAAGCTGCATGGGGTAAGGTGATGAGTGATCCCGATCCTGCTATGGCTTCGATCAAGAGTGATCCTGAAAACATGGCAGCAGCAAAGAGGTTTATGCCCCCCGGTATGGTTTTGCCTGGTGTGGATTCGGTTGAGAAGCAGCAAGCGGAATTTGATATTCTTTTGAAATCTGCACCAAAGGATAATCCTCAATTCATCAAGATCCAGCAACTTGTCCAACAAGGAAATGAAGCTATCCAGCAGGCCATAGCGGTAGGGCAAGAACCTGATCCGCAACAGATGCAATCACTGCAGCAGGGTCAGCAGATGATGCAGCAGACTCCTCCAATGATTTCAAGTGTACCTGTCCGTGGAGATGGTTCGGAGAATGACGCTGTAGAGGCTCTAATCTGCTTGCGTATGATGAACTCCGCAGAGGGGCGTAGATTGGCTTCTAGCAAAGATCCTGACGATCAAGCACGCTTCCAGAATCTCCATCTGCATTGGCAGCAGCACCAGACTAGCGCGGCGAAGATGGCAGCGCAGAATCAGCAGCCAATCCAGCCGAAGACCTCGCTCACGGTTGCAGTAGACAAGCTCGATCCACAAGCGCAGACCAGTGCATTGCAGAAGATGGGAGTAGCTACTACTCCAGAGGCAATTCAGCAGCAAAATTCGCTTGCTCCACACGAAGTAACTACTACAGAGCGAGGAATTGGGCCAACAGGAAGCGAAATTGAAAGAAAAACCTCCGTGGTGGGCAAAAGTCTTAGCTAAGTTTGAGCGAAACAATGATACTATGTATGTATGAGAACAGGTAGACCAGTTGAAAATGTGCAAGTTAGGTTTCGAGAAAAGGTAGACATAGTGGGTTTGCCGCCAGCTTCCTACACGAGACTATCGACCAATTGCCATTTGTGGATGGGTAGTATTCGCAATAAATACGGACAGTTTTGGCTGGGAGGTACTAACCGGGGAGCGCATACCGTTGCGTTCGAACTATTCCACGGACGGAGATCGCGGTTGTTAGTTCTTCACCGTTGCGACCGCACGACGTGCGTAAATCCAGAACATTTGTTTGAAGGAACAAATTCGGACAACATGACGGATATGACTGCTAAGGGAAGGTCTAAAGGGAAAAAGAATGGACCAAAAAACCCTCCACGGGGCGAGAGAAACCACCTCCACAAGATGACCGAAGCGCAGATCGTAGAAATTCGGTTGAAGTACGCAACCGGAAACTATCAGCAGCGACCTCTCGCAAAAGAATACGGGCTTTCGCAGGCTACGCTTGGCGCGATTGTCCGATGTGAAACTTGGAAGCATGTAGGAAAATCAATCAGTTAGGACGGTGACAAATGAAAATCAAGATCAAGAAAAGCCCAACTGCAGATACACGCACTTGCGACTTTGCCAACACGACAAAAGAAACCTTGCTTGCGAGCAGTCATCAGCATATCCAGGATGTGGGGGTTGCGATGGCGCATTTTGCCATTATGATCTGCAATCAAGCGAGCGTTCACGATCACGACAAGATTTCCGACATTGACGGATTCCATCGTGACTTCTTGACCGGATTCGAGGAGCATTCATGGTGGGACAACCATCGCAAAGTAAACCGCCATCACCTATTACAAGCCGACGGCATCCCGCAGGATGTAAACCTGATCGATGTTCTCGATATGATCGCCGATTGCGTCATGGCGGGGATGGCGCGTTCCGGTTCCGTGTACGCACTCGATATTAAGCCGGAAGTCTTGATGGCCGCATTTCAGAACACGGTCAAGTTGCTGAAAAACAACGTGGAAGTTGTCGAAGGATAGGACGGAGCAAATATGCCAGACGAGTATGAATTTTTAAGCACTGCATTTCTTCAGGCGATGAACGATATTGGCCGCTATGGTGCCGAGAAATATGGAGAGGAGAGTTCCGAGCACCGCAGACTTCTTGGCGATAAATCGAGGGGCAAAAATCCACGCACATCCACTCAAAGCATCAGCGACCATATTCGCGGTCACTTGTCCGAATACCAGAACAAGGTGAAGCATGATCATTTCGGCGATGAAGCCCATCAGCTTGCCGCTGTAGCATTCAACGCTATGATGGAATTCTACTTTGCAAACTCTGAAGAGGAGAAATAATGCCAGAGGACGGAATCGCAGCAGTTGCGGAAGTGGTCGAACCTGTCAATGCAGAAGTTGACGCAGGGGAATCAACAGAGTCAACAGGCGCGGACGATGGCCAGCAAAAGGTCAAAGAGGGCGAAGGCGACCGCCAGGACAATCGCCACCAGCCAGACGCGCTCAAGAAGCACATCACTGACTTGCGCCGCCGCGCTGACTCGATCACCGATCCCGTCGAGAAGAAGGCGGAGCTGGATCGCATCAAGTTCCTGTATGATACAAGCGGCAAGGCGCGGGGATATGAACAACAGTTCCCAACTGTGCGCGAGGCTCGTGAAGTAAAGTCTTTTCTTGAAGCTGTTGGTGGCCGCGAGGGCGTGCAGCAAATGCAGGCCACCCTCTCTGAAATTGAGCAAGTTGACCAAGCTCTTTCAGCAGGTGATCCCTCTATTGTGGATCGCATGTGGGACGAAGCTCCTGATGGAATGCCTAAGCTAATGCCAGCATTGCTTGAGAAGTTTGCGCAGGCCAAGCCACAGGAATACGAGAAGTTCATTGCGCCTAGATCAATCGGTTATCTCGACCAACAAGGATTTCCCCAAGCGTTCGACCGTATGGTGCAGCTTTATGATGCTGGCAAGACAGATGAAGCCCAAGCGGTACGAAATGAGTTGATCCAGTGGGTTGTTGGAAATAGACAGTCAGCAACGCAAGAAAAGCAGGTTGATCCTGAAGTAGAACGCCTTCGTCAAGAACTTGCCAAGCGAGATGAGGGCCAAGAATCGCAGAAGGTAGATGCGGCTTACAGTGATGTCGTAAACCATGCGGGACCGACGATTGACAAGATTGCTCGTCCAATCATCGGTAAGTTTGGACTAACCAAAGAGGAAAATTCTGCGTTCCGTAATGCTGTATGGAATCATCTTCAGGAGAGTCGAAACTCGAATGCAGATTACAAGACGATTGCTCCGGCAAAACAGCGTCAAGGGTATGACAAATGGACTGAATATGCAAAACGTTGGACGGACGACAATGCAGATGCTTCTATCCGAGCCATCTTGAAGACTCCACCTTGGAGCCGGTTAGCAAATACGCAAAAGACAACAACTCAGGTAACAAAGTCTCCAGCAGTAGCTAATGTCCAGAAGGGGCAGGAACCTTTACCGAGTGAAATCGACTATGGACCAAATGGCAAGATTGCAGCTCGAAAAGCTGGATTCAAGGACTTGTCAGATATGATTTTAGAGGGGCAGGCCCCATTGAAGACTGG